GTACGTGCCGGTGAAGTTATGTTCAGACCAAAGACTGACGGTAACGGTAACTATTGGTTAGAATCATACATGACTTGGGTGAAGCCAGACTATAGAAAATTGGGCGTCACTCGCATGATGTATGCGTATGCTAAGATGTTGGGTAACGATATTAAACCAAGTCATGACCAAACACCTCGTGGTCAAGCAATGTGGCAGAGTTGGAAAGACTCTGGTGACGCAGAGCATTTAATGAAATAAGGTTAAACTCATTACGCAAAAAGTTTGACTTTGTTGCGTAGCTCATATATAATAACTACTTCTTTAGGAGATTATATATGACAGCAAAAATGTTTAGCGGCGACCAGAAAATCAAACTTACCCAATTGATTAACGAAGGTATGCAAGTCTTACACGAGATTGATACCTTGAACGAAGGTCTCTCTGATACAGTTAAAGCAATCGCAGAAGAATTGGAAGTTAAGCCTTCAGTTCTCAAGAAAGCGATTCGTGTTGCCCACAAAGCAAGTCTAACACAGACTAACCAAGACAACGAAGAACTCAACACTATTTTGGAAACTGTGGGTAAGACTCTCTAATGTCATACGTTGATGCAATTCATTCCCGTGATGAAGACCGTATCTATGTAGTAGAGAGAACCCCTGAGGGTAAAAGAGCATACAAAGAGTTCCCAACTAATTATGTGTTCTATTACGATGATCCAAAGGGGAAGCAACGAAGTATTTACGGCAATTCCGTAACACGTTTCAGTTCCAGAAAACGTAGTGAGTTTGAAAAAGAACGTAGAGTCCTCTCAAACAAAACTCTGTATGAAAGTGACGTTAACGTTGTGTTCCGATGCCTAAGTGAAAATTACTTAGGTGTTGAACCCCCAAAACTTCACACATGTTTCTTCGACATTGAAGTAGACTTTGACCCAGTAAAAGGTTTCAGTCCTACAAGTGACCCATTCAACCCAGTAACAGCTATCTCATTGTACTTGGATTGGCAAGACACATTGGTAACATTGTGTATCCCACCAAAGCACATGAGTAAAGAAACAGCACAAGAAATTGCTAGCCAATTTGAAAACTGTTTAATCTTTGACAACGAGAAAGAAATGTTTGACACATTCTTTATGTTGATTGAAGATGCTGACGTTATGACTGGTTGGAACTCAGAAGGCTATGATATTCCTTATATGGTTAATCGTGTAACACGAGTAATGAGTAAGGATGATACACGCAAGTTCTGCTTGATGGGTCAACTTCCCAAGCCAAGAGAATACGAACGATTCGGTAAAGTCGAAATGACTTATGACTTAGTTGGTCGCATTCACATGGACTATTTACAGTTGTATAAGAAGTACAACTATGAATCACGCCACAGTTACAAGCTAGACGCTATCGGTGAGATGGAAGTCGGCGAGAACAAAACACAATATGAAGGTACTCTTGACCAATTGTATAACAAGGACTGGTTCAAGTTCTTAGAATACAACAGACAAGATACTATGTTGTTGGTAAAGATTCACAACAAACTAAAATTCTTAGAGTTAGCAAACGCACTAGCACATGAGAACACAGTTTTGTTACCCACTGTTATGGGTTCAGTAGCTATGATTGAAATGGCTATTATGAACGAAGCACATGCACGTGGTATGGTAGTTCCAGATAAGAAAAGGAAGAAAGAACATGAAGAAGACGTACAGCCAGCGGCAGGTGCCTTTGTTGCTAACCCCCAAAAGGGAATGCATGACTGGGTCGGAGCAGTTGACATTAACTCACTCTACCCGTCAGTTATCCGGGCACTCAACATGGCGCCAGAAACCATCATTGCTCAGGTCAGACAAGACCTCACAGACCAGTACATGAAAGAAAAAGGTCAGCGCCTAGCGAAAGCTAAAAAATATTATAAAGAGGGCGATGACGATGTAACTGGTGCTATTCTATGGGAAAACTTGTTTGGTGCGTTAGAGTACACAGCAATTATGAACCAAGAACGTGGTACGTTGTTATGGGTAGACTACGAAGATGGTCGCTCAGTGCAAATGTCTGCGGCAGAGATTTGGAAGATGGTCTTTGACAGTCACAAGCCTTGGATGATTTCAGCGAACGGTACAATCTACACTTATGAAAAAGAAGGTGTGATTCCCGGTCTGCTAAGTCGTTGGTACTCAGAACGTAAAGAGACACAAGCTAAGGCAAAAGAAGCATACGGTACTGACATGTACGACTATTACGATAAGCGTCAGCTTGTTCGTAAGATTTTGCTTAACTCAGCTTACGGTGCGTTGTTGAACGAACACTGTCGTTTCTATGATAAGCGTATCGGTCAATCAGTAACACTAAGTGGTCGTCAGATTACTAAGCACATGATGAGCCAAATCAATCAAACTGTAACAGGTGAGTACACACATGAAGGTGAATCTATCGTTTACGGCGATACTGACTCATGCTACTTCACTGCGTATCCAACTATGAAGCCTCAAATCGATGCAGGTGAATTAGAGTGGAACAAAGATATGTGTATTGGTTTGTACGATGCAATCGCAGATGAAGCAAACGATAGTTTCCCTGCTTTTATGGAGAAAGCATTTCATGCTCCTCGTAAGAACGGTGCAATTATCAAAGCTGGTCGTGAACTGATTGGTGATAGAGCTATCTTTATCGTTAAGAAGCGTTATGCTATTAACATCTTCGACAAAGAAGGTAAGCGTAAAGACAAAGACGGTAAGCTAGGTGATATCAAGGCTATGGGTTTAGATTTGAAACGTGCTGATACTCCTAAATACGTACAAGAATTCTTAATGAACGTATTGAGTATGGTAATTCAACAAGGTAAAACTCGTGACGATGTTATTGAAGTCATCAAAGATTTCAAACGTACTATGTCAGCACAAGCATCTTGGACAAAAGGCTCGCCTAAGTCAGTGAACAAGTTGACAACTCACACTAATAACTGGAAGAAAACAGGTAAGTGTGGTGTAGGACATGCTATGGCAGCAATCAATTGGAACTATCTACGTGAAATGCACGGAGATAACTATTCGCAAAAGATTATTGACGGCATGAAGATTGTCGTTTGCAAACTTAAACCAAATGCATTGAAGATGACTTCTATTGCATACCCAACTGACGAACTACGCTTACCAGAGTGGTTCAAAGAGTTACCATTTGACGATGACTTAATGGAATCTACATTGGTAACAGAAAAAGTGGAAAACTTATTAGGTGTATTGAACTGGGACTTGAGAGCAAACACAGATACTAAATCTACGTTTGACGATTTGTTCTCGTTCGGGTAAACTAAGTGTTTACAAACGCAAAAACTTCCTATATAATACACATTAAGTATTCCTAAATACATTAACAAGGACATAAACATGAAAGATATTTTACAAGACATTATCGAACACACACGAGCATTAGAAGGTATTGACCTTATTCGTGTAGAAGGTTCGCAAACTCAAACAGAGATTATCGCAAACGCAGAAGACCGTTCTGTTATGATTTCTGGTTTGTTCAAGAATCCAAACAGTGAGTTTATCGGCTCATTTGGTATGCCTAACTTGACAAAACTAAGCACAATCATTGGCTTTGATGATTATGATGCAGATAGTAAAATCACAGTTTTGACAAAAGACCGTGAAGGTGTTCAAACACCAGACACTATTCACTTTGAAACTAAAGATGGTAGTTTCGTTAACGACTATCGCTTGATGGGTTCTAACGTCATCACTGAAAAAGTCAAGAAGCCAATTATGACTACTGCTATCACGTTCAACGTTGAGTTTTCTCCTAGCGTTGCGTCTATTCAGCGTTTGAAAAAGCAAGCAAGTGCTAACAGTGAAGAAAATACATTCGTCACTAAAGTTGATGGTACTGATTTGAAAGTGTTCTTCGGTGACCACTCAAGTCATAGTGGTAACTTTGTGTTTGAAGCAAACGTTACTGGTAAGTTGTCACGTGCTTGGGCATGGCCTATCAAACAAGTAATGGCTATTCTTAGCTTAGCCGGTGACAAGACATTCAAAATCAGTGACCAAGGTCTATGTGAGATTGTTGTTGATTCAGGTCTAGCAGTTTACACATATCGTTTGCCAGCACAACAAAAATAATATGTTGAACGGAATCAATACGAGTGGAAGATATCTTCAGGTTACTGGAGGTTCATCTTCTACTTATATCAATAAGAACTATAACTCTAACGCTAAGATGGTTGGGGATATGATGTATGATGTTGATTCTCAATGTATTAAAGTCTTTGACGGCAGTAGCTGGCAACCATTGTATGGAAGTGTTGCTACTGTTGAACTATCTTACGAAGCTGAATCATTACTTGATTGGGCACGTAAGAAGAAGGATGAAGAAATGTTGCTTGAAAAACAAGCACAAGAATCTCCTGCTATCAAAGACTTAGTTGAGCAAATCAAACTCAAGCAAGAACAAATCAAAATGGTTCAGACTCTACTCAACAGTCCGGGCAACGATATTAAACCTTCAATGATACCTTAATGGAACAAGCAAAATTAACAGACGCACACAGCCCTGAATGGGCACTATTCTTACCAGCGGTAAGTAGTTTCTACATCAGCGGCTTGGGTAAGCAACGCAAGGGTATAGATTACTTCCCTAAAGAACGTATTCCTGCAAGTTTCAACGGTGACGTAGAGAAACTAAACTTCTTAAACAGTAAAGAAGGCTTATACACTTACAAGTGGGGTTTGTATTCTGCGGGTCATGCTAACTTAGATACAACTGTTGACGATCCTAGTGAATCTATCATTAGAGAACGTGAAGAAGGTACATTCATGTTGGGTGACTCAGGTGGTTTCCAGATTCTTAAAGGTCAATGGCCTGCTGACTGGAAGGATCCTAATTGTCCTAAAGCTATGGAGAAAAGAAAGATTGTTTTAAAGTGGATGGACACATACATGGACTATGGTATGTGTTTAGATATCCCATCACAATCCTTTTTGAACACTCCTGCTATTCCTTTGCATGGTATCCATAACATTGAAGAAGCTATTACAGCTACCCATATCAACAACGAGTACTTTATTAAGAATCGTTCGGGTAAATGCAAGTTCTTAAACGTTCTTCAAGGTACTACTCATACTGAAAGTGATGATTGGTATGCTGAAATGAAGAAGTACTGTGACCCAAATATCTATCCAGAGAATCACTTCAACGGTTGGGCGTTCGGGGGTCAAAATAAGATTGACATTCATTTGACATTGCGTAGAATGGTTGACATTATCTATGATGGTTTGTTGCAAGAAGGTAAACATGACTTGATTCACTGTTTGGGTGTATCAATCTTAGAATACGCTGTATTGTTTACTGATATCCAGAAAGCTATTCGCAAATATCATAACCCAAGTCTACAGATTACATTTGACTGTGCAAGCCCATTCTTCTCTGCGGCTAAAGGTTTAGCTTACTTTAACAACACAATGAATGACGATGAAAAATGGTCATATCAAATGACCAAAACAGCAGAAGATAAAAACTACGCTACGGATAGTCGTAAGTTTTCGGATGCCTGTTTGCAAGACGGTGTCCATACTATGTTTACAGATAGTCCAGTAACTGATAAACTACTTGTTCGTGACGTATGTTATCGTGGACATGGTTTCATAGGTCAACATGGTAAAGAAACTAAAACAAGCTGGGACACTTTGAGTTACACATTGATTCAATCGCATAATGTTTATCAACATATCTATGCGGTACAAGAAGCAAATCGCCGATACGAACAAGGTGTGATTCCTGCTATGGTTCATCACTTTGATTCAGGTATCAAATTCAAAGATATTGTCGATGAAGTCTTTAGTAAGAAAACTAGACAAGAAAGCCACGCTGTAATTGAACAATACAGTTCAATGTGGAAGCAAATGTCTTCAGGCGCTCAAGGCTTCAGTGGTAAGAAAACTGTAAACGCACGTACAAAGTTTAACGAACTATTTACATTTGAATAATATGCCATACAAACAACGAATCCAAACGTTAACTGAATCACATCGTTTGATTGACAGTGTGATTCAGGATTTGATGCTCAATGCAAACTACGATGAAATGAAAGTTAAGGCTCTAAAGAAGCAAAAACTCATCTATAAAGATAATATTCGTAAGTTTGAACGAGCCCAACAAGAACAAGGTGAAGATTAATATGAACAACAAACTAGACCAAATGATTGACAACATCAAAGCTAATCAAGGTGAGACACCTCAACGAACACAAGCAATGTATGAACAACGTCAACGTATTAGTCAACAGGCTAAGCGTACAATCTTTGTAACTTTTCAAAAGGAAGGCATTCACTGCTATCCGGCTGCGGCAACTGACCCTGCACTAAAAACAGGTGACATGTATGACGTTAGCTTTCTAGGAACTCCACATCGTCACATCTTTCACTTTGATGTGTCGATTGAAGTCTTTCACAACGATAGGGATATCGAGTTTATTCAATTTAAGCGCTGGCTTGAGCATCTATATGCACAAGGCACGTTACAGTTGGATTACAAAAGTTGTGAAATGTTAAGTGACGATTTGTACAACCAAATCGCTACACGATATCCCGACCGTAACATCACTATTACCGTAAGCGAAGACGGTGAGAATGGTGCTACGATTTATTACAATTTAACACAACCTCTCAACAACCTAAAAATTTAATAGGAAAACAAAATGGCAAAACCTCAAATCAAGCACAATCCAAAAGTCAATCAGATTTTCGAAGACTTGGAAAACTATCGTGAATTCTGCGTAGACTTTGGATACGTATTCAATGAGGCAACGTTGTATGATATGCGTAATTTCGTGTATCGTCAACACACTAAGCAATTGCAAGGCAAATTTGCGAAGTACAACTGGGAAGAAGCAATCGTCCGATGAAAACTCTCTACTACATGGGTCTTGAACCCTACAAAGCAAGATATACTCTACAACTCACAGAGTGGAATGAGCGTGTCTTTAAGAGTAGAGGCATTAACTATGTAGTAGTGCCCGGTGAAACATTGTCTACAGACCAACAAATTGTAACAGGTCAGGTGCTTGATGCACATGGTCGCAGTTATTTTGGCATGTCTCAACTAATGAACTTAGTTAAGATGATGAAAGAAGGTAAAGTTACTAATGAAGATGTTGTTTACTTTGAAGACATGTTTCAACCGGGCTTTGAGTCACTGCCTTATATTCTTAATCAAGTACCTCTGTCTCATCGTCCAAAGATTTTTGTTAGATGTTTGGCGCAGTCAATCGATCCTGATGACTTTGTGCATGTCTGGGGAATGTCTAAGTGGATGGGACTCTACGAGAAGATGGTATGTGAGGCTATTCAACAAAGTGGGGGTGGCATCCTTGCTACTAACGAGGAAATGGTCATGAACATGAAGATTGCAGGCTGGGAAGCCCCAATCTA